TTGTAGCAACGAGTTCTCCATCTGGAGAAAAATACTCACTAGCAGCTACATCGACATTATAGCCTTCTTGTAGTGCTAGATAAGTGTAATGTATATTGCCATTGCTTAGCATCCACTCTGCTAAAGGATCATACCCGTACGGTTCGGATAGTCTTTGAGCAAGCCCAGCATTAAACGACAATTTGTCATTAGCTTTATATCTATATCTTTCAGATGTTTCAAAGTATTTAATGTCTGCAAAGCCATCCTCTAAATACTCACCTTTAAGTATATACTTGTTGTCAACAAATCTTATAAAGTGATGCTGATCTAAATATTCATTACCTTGTTGTCTTTTGTAATCTATTTCAAATAAAAATTCTAACCCTTTTACTTTCCCCACGTTAGCGCCGTCTGACCATGAGTTTTCAGTACCATCGTAAAATGTTTGTGCTCTGTTTTCATATCCAAACCTAGCTATTTTACGTATACCTAATGCTAGATTGTAATCATATGGCGTTTGTATTGTGGCTGTTTCAAGTCCGTTTGTAACTGAAAAAGTTTCTACGTCTGATATAGACGTACCACCATTTGCAGCTGCATAAAATGTTGAAAACTTAAATATTTTTTTTATATTTTGACTACAGCATTTTTTAGGCGCCGCACAGGCAACCAATGCTATACACATTATTACGAGTAATTTTTTCATATTAGTTAGTTAGTTGTTTTGCTCTTTTTAAACTTTTACTTTTACTTTTTGTTTTTCTTCTTTTAGTTTTTGATCTTTGTTCTATACGGTCGTCTATACCAAGACCCCATCTATCCCAGCCCATGAATAAGAAAAATCTTTGCCAAGCAGCATTTTCTTCATTCATAACTTCACTTATATTAATATATTTTTCTCTCATCCTGTCTACAGGCGCATTGGTAACAGCTTCAACACCTTTAGTTGTTATTTCCCACACTGGATTATCAATATCAAATAAAGGCATTTCAAATATAAGATCTTTATTAAATCTATATGTTCTTTGTGCTTGAAGTAGCTTTCTAGCTTTACTACCTAATGGTGGTGAAACATTTAGCAGTTCTACCAAAGGCGAAGCTTCTGTTGTACTAAATCCTTTTGTATTTTCTTTTACAAGTGCAAATATATAATTTTTAACCATAGAAACAGCGGCACCATAAATACCCGTACCACGTAAAAATGAATCGGCAACACCGTTCCATAATCTAAATGTTTTTGTTGCATTTTTTTCTCTTTGCTCTTCACTTTCGTCTTCGTCAAAAGCTAAAGCAAATAAAGCTGTTTGTAAGCTGTAAAATATAACATTTTGAACAAAGCCATAATATAATATTCTAGATAAATTTGATATATCACTTTGCAACTGTGTTCCGTCTTCAGTTGTATTTCTTCTGTTTATTAAATCAAGCGCAGCTTTCTTTTGTAAACGAGTCATTTGCATTGGTGTGTTTGCAAAAGCTAAAATAAAGTGACCTAATAAAGAAGCTTGTTGTTGCGATAATAAATCAGGCCTTGAAGACTGTTGAGTTTCTTCAGCAAGACGTGTAAAATCTTTAAACGTCTGTTCTTTAGCTTCTTTAGCTGATTTACCTTGTTTTATATACTTATTGTATCTATTTCTATAAAACGCAGCGCCACCTAAAGCTATTGCAAAACTATCTGCCATTTTTGTAGGTAAAAATCCTTTTTCTAAAATAAAACCTATCATTGCTTTTATTTTACCAGTAGCAGTCTTGTCTTTTGAGTTTCTAATAGACTGTAACATTTCAGCGGCATTTAAATCTTGCTTCATACCTTTACGTCTTTGTTTTAAGTATGAAGAGTTAAATAAAAATACAAAGTCTTCTATAAACTGTGGAAAGTTTGCATAAGCTTTTGCAACAGCAAACAAATTATTATCTTCGTAGTTTACAAAGTTAACAAAAGATATAGTCTGTAAAGCAGCAGATCTACCGTTAAAAAACATAATTGTACTTACACCAGCGTTTATAAAGTTTAAAGCAGAGTTTGTTAACCTATTTAAACCTTTTGGCCTACTTCTACCAGTTTCCATACGGTATAACATGTCTTCTAAAGCTTCTCTAAAATTTAAACCAAAGGCCGCTTCAATTTTATTTAAATTCTTTTCTGAAAATATTATATTTTTTCTTTCTATCCACTCTGCTAAAAACTGTTTTCTGCTTACATCTTGCGATAAAGAAAATAAATCTGCAGCTATATTACCGACCAACCAGTTCTCTGTTGGCTGTACATAACCTTCTGGTAAACCTGTTATTCTAGACAATGCTAAAGCAAATGTTTTTAAATCGTTATTATTTTCTACATATTTAACTAACTCGTCTAAATCTTTTTTAGATAAACCAGGTATATCATAACCAGCCATAGCCCAAGCGTATACTCTTATAGCATCTGAGTTTGTATAATCACCAAAAGCTTTTTTATTTAGCTTTTTTCTTACATTAGGATATTTTTTTAACAAAGCCTCATATTCATTTTGAACTCTCTGCTTAGCCTCATTTAATTTTATATAAGCTTCGTTAAACTCTTTAACCATAGTATCTAACCACCATTTTCTATGCGCAGTACCTTGTTTACCTTTACCCATAAAATTATAAAGTAATCCCATAAAGTCTTCAGCTCCTGGTGGAATAAAAGGTCTAAATTTACCTTTATTAGCACCACGTTGACTAGCTTTAACTCTACTAAATTCTTTTTTAGCATCAATACCAGTAACTTCTTCTAATATTTGATTAAACTCTGCGTCTAAATTTGTTTTAGAAAACTTTAACTTAGCTTGTTGTACTTTTGACTTAACATCAAATTGATCTAATATATTTTTTACAGCCTGCACGTTTTGTAACGCATCGTCAGCAAAGTAAAAATCATTGTAACCTTCTGCGGCTTTATCAGCAACCCAAAGTGCTTTTGCTTCTGCCGTAGAGTTTGCTAATCCAGTTATATTTTTTAAAGGTATATTTAAACCATTAGCTTTTAAAAACTCAAATATAGCAGGTGCAGCTTCAGCAGGTCTTGCTGTTAATACAAACATATTGCTAGGACCAAACTTCTTTTGTAACTTTAATGCTTTTTGAAATAACGGAGCTATTTTACCATCAACAACTTTATTAAACTGTGAAAAGTCAAACTTATAGCCTAAACCTAATAAATCTTGGTATGTGCTAGCATATTCAGCAGGTGTTAATGTTCCTTTTACACCTTCTGGTGTTACATATTCTATAAGAGAACTACTAGTTGCTAGTGTGTCATCAAAATCTAAAATAGTAATACCTTTTGTAGGATTATTAATAGACTTAGAAAACTGGTAAGCTTTACCTAAAATTTGACGTTGATTAAACTTTAAAGGCGACTGTAACTTTAATAATTCAGCAGCTTCAACAAAGTCTTTACCCATAAATTCTTTATCAGTGCCTTTATGCTTAGGGTCTAAGCTAATTAAATAATCTAATGTAGGCTCACCAAAAGTAAACATGTTATAGTATCTATTACCAAACAAAGGCATTTTTGATCTAAAACCTTTATCTGTTAAAGTAGTGTCCATATTAGAAGGTATAATAGCAACATGATAGTCTTCAAACACCACGTCTCTATTCATCTTACCATCGTTAACGTAGCTAGCCAACATTCTAAGCATAGCTACAACTTGTGGTACCATATGTTCATACTCAAGCTCAGAACCTCTTTTGTTTACAGGCACATCTAACGCTGTTGAACTTATATAAGCTAAGTTTGCTGCTTTACGCATAATACTAGTCATACCAGACCCCATACTTGTAGCCATCATTGCTAAGTCCAAATAATCAAAGTTAGATTTTTTAGATTTAACTTGAGCAAAGTTATAGTCCATAAACAGCTCTATAGCATCTTTAACGTCTTCAGAAGAGTTTTTTCTACCTTCATACTCACCGTAAGGATCTTTTAAAGCTTCTTCACTTTTTTCAGAGTAAGATGATTCAAAATTATATTTTTTTCTTATTTGACCAGGTGTCATTCGCTTACCATTTTTAATAACTTCAACACCATTTATCTGGTTAAGCATGTTAAATATAAAATCATCAACATTAGCAAAATACTGTTTTCTATTTTTAGATGGTTTTTTACCATCTTTAACTCTTTGTTCTTGTATTTTTGCCCATTCAGCTTCAGGTACTTCTGTAAGCAAACCAGTTTCTACATCAACTTTAATTCTTCCATCAGCTATTCTAGTAGCACCAGCAAGCATACCTTTAAAAAACTCTTGGCTGTAATAAACAGCTTGATCAATAGTTAGTTGTTTATTTTTTATAGCTTCGTTAAAAAAGTTAATAACATGAGCTCTAGCTTTATTAATTCTGTTTATATCTAAAAACCCTTCACCTATATTTTTAACGCCTTTAATTAAACCCATATTAGTAAAGAAGTTAAATATAGCTGTTTCTTCATTTTCAAATATATAAAATTGGTTTATATATTCATCTAAAGCTATAGGTAAAACTACTTTTTTACCACCAACACCAGTGTGTACTTTTTTTAATCTACTATAATCTTTAATAACATTGTGAACTTCTTTAGCAACAGCTTTTTTACCTTTATCACTTATAGTATTTTTAAATGTTTTATCTAAAGCGTTTATTATAGACTCTATATTGCCATCATACATTTTAGCTATATTACTAGCGAACGTAGTTCTACCTTCTTCAAATATAGCCTGCTCACCTTGAGGTAACTTTTTAGAAAATCTAAACGGCGCTTTACCGTCGTTTAAAGCTTGTGATATTAAACTACTAGGATTGTCTATAGTTTCAACAACAGCTTGATTTACAAATAACACAGCTGTTTCCATAACCGCCGCTCTAATTCTAGAGCTAGTATTGTCTTCTTTTTTATAAAGATTATCAGCAGACCCTTTTGTTTCTGTTATACCAAACACACCTAGTATATAGGCCTTATTAAGATTTTTTATTTTTCTTTGTATTTTTAAATTAGAAGGTCTTTTAGCTTTTGTTTTAACCTCTATTATATTACCTTGCTCGTCTTTAATAATATCAGGAACTTCTATTTCTTCATAAAAAACATCTCTAGGTTCTTTCAACTTGTTTTTCTTAGTAGGTCTTTCAGTCATTAAAACAGATGTTGTACCTGTTGATTTATTATCGCTATTGTAACCTTCTGGAAAATTACCGTGTATAACGCTATAGTTAAACTCTATTTTTAACTGAGCATTTTTAATATCTGTTTTTGTTAAATTACCCGGCTTAGGTTTTATACCGTAAAACTTAAACACCATGTCTATTATCTCTTGTGGTATTATACCTCTCACGTCTTTATAGCTTGACAAAACTTTAGGATCAATTTTACCTTCTTTTATCATTTTAACTATAGCTGCGTGTATTTCTTTAGCGGTAACAGTGTATTTTGTTTTATCATTAAAAGGCACAACCCAAGGATATTGATACAGTTTTAAATCTCTTTTCTTTATATCTTCATCTTTCTTTTTAGTATCAGCTGCTTGTGAAGCTGCTTTTTTTGTTCCAACTTGTTGTTCAAAAAAGCCAGGTATTTGTCTAGCGGCAGCTGGTATTCTTAAAGGTATTAAACCATATATATGAGTTGTTAGTTTAGCTTTTAGCGGGTTCCATGTATTAACCATAAAAGGTACACCGTTTTCGTTTTCAATACCTAAGGTTAAATTAGTTATCAAATCATTTCTTAATGTAAAATCTTTAGTACCATCTTCTCTTAGCCTCATACCAGCATCAGGAGATAACTTTGATTTTATTTGAGCTAAAGTATATAGTTGCCACTCTAAACCTATTTGATAACCTATAACAAGCTTATCATCTTTGCTTAATTTATTCCAAATATCTGCTTGCTCTTGTTTGTCTAAACTAGAAAAGTTAGTTACATCATGTAACATTTCCATTGACTCGTCTAACGCTTTGTTTACATTATCAAATAATTCGCTTTTGTTTTGTTTTTTGTCTTCTATAGGTTTTGAATATTTTATACCTAAAGCATCTGCTATTTTTTTATTTAATTTTTCTTGTTTTTTTAGCAGTCTATTATATTGGTTTGCTACTTTTTTAACCTCACCAGATACTTCAAAACCTTCTTGAGCTCCTTTTTTAATAGCATCATTTATTCTACCTTTTTCTACATTGTATTGAAAGTCACGTAAAAAATTAAACACATCTCTACCGTTTCTAAATTTAATTTCCACACCAAAACGCTGCATTATTCTTCTTATAATATCACCTAGTTTTGTAAATACGTTTTCATTAAATTGTATATCACCACTTCTAAGAGCATCAATAAATAAAGTTAAACTTTCTTCAGCTTGAACATCAGCACCCATTTCAGCATAAGCTCTTAATCTTTTAACCATATTGCTATCTTGAACCATAGAAGGATCTATGTTCATAATATATCTATTAAGTACATTAGCTAAAGCTAAAGCAGTTTGTGGATTGTCTAACAGCGTTTTTGCCAATACTCTGTGTAAAAACTCGTGAGCAGCTACATTAACATTACCACTTCTAGCAGCAACATCCATGTTAATATATATTTTTGTATTACCGTTTTTATCTGGCTTGCCTATAAAACCTTCTGATTTTTTAGCTTCTTCAACCTGCTGGTTTATCAAAGCTACGTCTTCTTCTGATAACTGCTCTCCAGTTTCTTTGTTTATAAACTTACCGTCTTCAAGTACAAAAACTTCGCCAAGCTCTGTTTCAATGTTTTCTAATATACCAGCCTCAACAAGGTCTTTTACATCTTCATTACTTATTATTTCTATAGAAGTTTGACCTTCAGGGTACATTTCTTCTAATATTTTTCTTACCTTTTTTACATCTTCTTGTATAAGTTCTTCTGCAACTTCGTATATTATATCACCTTTTTTATCAGATAATTCTTTTATTTTATTTTGTACTTCTTTTATTTTTTTCTTTTTAGACTTTGTTTTGTTTTCAGGATCTTGTAATTCTTCTAATTCTTGTCTAAGATTATCTAGCTCCTCGTTTATACCTATAACGTCTTCTCTTTCTTCTTTACTAAGTCTATTTAATATTTCTATTTCTCTAGCTTTAATTCTATCTGCTTTTCTTTTCTCATACTCTAGTGTGTCAAGATTTTCTGAGTTGTTAGAGTCTTTTAATATTTTTTCTGTTTCAAAATATCCTACAAAGTTACCTGTTATTTTTACTTTTTTATCACCTAACTTACCACTATTAACTAAGTTTTCAAGATCTGTTTTAAATTCTGAATAGTTAGTGTACATCTCTTCACCTATCATCATTACAGGTGGTTTGTTACCAGTTACAAACTGATGACCCATGTTTATACCACCAAATACAACTTGAGCAACGCCGGTTACAGTAAACATATCTTTTAAAAATTCACCCCCTTCAGTCCAGTCTAATACAATATCTCCGTCTTCATCAGTTACTGGGTTTCCGTTTTTATCTAATTTTGGCGAAGCAAGACCAGTATACCATGGTTTACCCATAATAATACTAGATAACGGTTGGTTAACAACTTCTTCAAAAACTTCACCAACTATACCGTTCCAACCAACGTTATTTTTCATAAAATGATTACTAGCAGCTAAACCACTTAATCCTTTTTTACGTAAATAGTTACCAACAACAAGCCTTTTCATCCAATCAGGATTGTTCATAACGTCTTTTCTTAAATATCTACCAAACATAGGTATTAACTCACCAAGTCTTTCTGTAAAAAACTCAGACCAAGTTATACCATATGCTCTACCAGCAGCTTCAAAGCTAGACATTTCAGTACCTTTTTTAAATGACGTTGTCATTTCTATGTTACCCATGTCTAAAAATTCACCAGACTCAATAGCATCTACTATGTCTATTATTTCGTTACCACCTTCAGTAAACATGTAATACATTTCAGGCGTAATGTTTTCTGTAAAATGTTTTAAATATTGCTGTGGGTTTGCAGCGGCTTGAGCAGCTGTACCAACCATAAAAGACAAAGCATTTATACTTCTGTTAACAGCTACAATTTTACCAGTTTTCTGCATGGTACTTCTTAATACTGTTTTTTTAGCCGCGTCAGTTAATGCTTTTTTAGTAGCAGCTCTTGTACCAGTAAAAACACCACTTGTCAATATAAACTCACCAACGTATGGTACCATTTCAGCTAGCATTCTACCTCTTCTAAACGAAGGTGAAGCTTTTTTAGCAACTTCATTAGCCTGCTGTTTCATAGAATACATGTTTAAAGACAACGCTTCAAACTCAGTATAGTTTTCAGGATTTTTTTCTGAAAGCTTATGTAACTCTATAAGATCAAATATTTCAGGTATTGCACCAATAAAAGGTACATATTGTTCACCTCTTAAACTTTTAAAACCATCAAAGAAGTTTTTTGTAGCAGACTTACTATATGACTCAGGGTTATTTATTATGTCTTCAGCAAACTTTTTTACATTTGATAATGCAATAAACTTTTCACTCCATTGAGCTGGTGTTAAAGGCCCGCCTGTAGAGTTGTCATAACCAACAGGGTTATTACCAGGAGCCATCATATACGCTTCACAAACCTCTATTTGTTTGTCTATATTTTGAGTTTCTAAAGTGTTAATTGCAAAATCTCTTAATGCAAAAGGTGTCATGTTACCGTTTTCGTCTTCAACTATTTTATCGTAGTAAGTATCATAAAACTCTTCTTTCATTTGTTGAACAACGTTTTCATCGCTAAGCCCATCACCTAACAATGCTTTTTCCATTTCAGTCCAAATATTGTCTAGCACAACTCTTTTTTCTCTAGCTGGTAAAGTCATCCAAGCAGCTTTGTCTAACAGTTGATTTATTTTTTCATAATCACGATCAGGTATTATGTTAGGTACTTTAAACTCAGCAATAAAATCTTCCATACGCTTGTCAAACTCAGCAGAGTGCGCGGCTACAATATCTTCTTGTATTAAACGCATACGATCATTTATCTCTTTATTGTACAGATCATTTATTTGATCCTCGTTCATATTTTCAAATTGACCTAAATAATATCTACGCCTAAAATCTTTTTGAACTATATCTTCTACAACAGGTATTTGTTCTCGCATAAGGTTGTTTACCTTTTCTTGCAAGTCCATTAATACAACAGCTTGTTCTGTTTCTATCGCGCTTTTTATTTTACCATGTTTAATTTGCTCTGCTTTAAACTGGTATTGTTTCCAATCAATATAATCGTAATCTACTCTTTTAACTTCTTTAAATAGTTCAGGAATATTAATTTTATCTTTTTTATCTTTTATATCTAAACCTCTAACTCTATTTTTTAAACGAGCATCTCTATCTGCTTTATATCTAACATAGTCTTTATTAATTTCAGCTTTAGCTTTTTTACTAAAAGTTTTTTCTAATAAATTCTTTTTTTCTTTTTCTAGATTTTGCAACCATACAGTTGCTTTAAATTTATTAATATCTTCTTGTGTAGCAGGTGTTCTTCTACTAGGGGTACCAGAATAACTTGGGTGCTCACTGTTGTAAGTAAACACTTGCTTACCATCTTTTTCATCCATAGTAATACCGTTAATATTTAACGCTTTTGTACCTGGAAAATGATCTGAATCAGTATATGTTATTTTGGGATTTTTAAACGATGCGTTTTTTTGTTGTTGCTCTATAGCTTTGGCTTCATCTACCTTGCCTTCAACATCCACAGGTCTACCACCTAACTCGTCTGGCAAAGCTTCTTGTTGTGCCGCGGATCCAACAGGTGCTGTTGTTACAGGTTCAGCTACATAAAGAAAATCATTAACATTAAAATAAGGGTTTACAACAGGCGTATTGTCAAAGTTTTCTCTTGTATTAGAACCATCTTCACCTTTGTTTTCATTTTGAATAATTTCTATTTCATCAGGATCTTGTAAGTTATCATCAAACTCCATGCCTTCAAGTTCAGATTCTTCAGCTTTCATTTCATCATAGCGTTTTTGCTGTTCTTCTGACATAGGTGGCATTTCACCTTCACCCGTAATATATCTTACTTCACTTGACTCACCATCAGGTGATGTTACTTTTTGAGTCATACCATATTGTGGTATGCCATTGTCATTTACACCAATAAAACCAAAACCACCTGATATTGTAGAACCAGCTACTGCCTCTCTTCTTTGTTTTGCAAATTCTTCTGTAATGTTTATTTCATTGTTTTCTACCGTTCCTTCACCTTCTGTTCCTGTGCTACCTGTAGTTCTTTGTCCTTGTGGTAAAAAAGAGTTTGTACCTCTTAATGGATCGCTTATATCAATATTAAACGGGTTTTGCAAATTAATTCTAGGTGTAAATGTTTGCTCGTCACTTCCAGGTGTTTGTTCAGCTACTGGACCTGTAGGTGGTTTAGTTAAGTCTACTTCAGGTTCTTTAACTTTTATTTCTTCACCAATTTTCTTTTCAATATTTTTTATAAGATCATCTGTTTGATTTGGTTGAGTACCTTCGATATTAAAATCAGGATCATACTCTTTAAATTTTTTATCAGGCTGTATATAAAAATCATCGGTAGTTATGTTATCATCATCACCTGGATCTATAGAAAAAGGATCTGCTTTTTTGAGCTTTGGATCTAATCCAGTTATTGGTAATTTTTTTATAGGTAACTTTTTTATACCTTGCTCACCAGCATCACCTTGTATATTTACCTGTGGCAAAGTGCCACCACTATAAATATTATCATCTGACGCGGTTGGATCGCCAGCTCCACTACCTGTTTGTCCATCGCCAGGACCAGGGCCAGTTCCACCTTGGTTTATAATCTCACCTGTGCTTGGATCAATAACTGTTTGGCCACTTATAGGGTCGCCTTGCTCGTTACGCTCTATATTGTTAAATTCGTTTATTCTTTCAACTTCAGAAGTCGTGTATACGTTACTACCGGCAACACCATCAATAACACTGTAGTTTTTAAACATTATATCAAACTTGTCTCCTTCTTGACGATTAAATCTTTCTGCAGGATTTATACCATTATCTGTGTTAAATCTTAAGTTTCTACCACCATCTGTTTGAGTGTTTAAGTATTCTGTGTTCCACCCTTTTTCTGTACCCTCAAAATCCAAAGCTACATCAAGGCCAATATCAAAATACTTAGGATCTTCTAAAAGATCTAGCATCTCTGTAACGCTTTTGTAGTTTTCTCCAGTTTCTGGATTAACTTGTGATAACACGTAGGCCTCAAACCTTGCTGCTCTTTCCGGATCGTAAAGCTCACCTGTAGCAGGATCACTTTGGATAGTTGTTTGCAAAGCACCTATACCACCACCAAAACCACCATATCTAGCTATGTTTTTTTCTGTATTTGATAGCTTGTTATAAGCTTTTTCAGCTGCAAACTCGTCTATTTCACCATTATCTTTAACATAACCATTTTTTTCAGCCCACCTGTCTAGTCTTTGGTTTATTTTAAACCAATTTTGCCTTATGTCATTTTCTTCGTATGGGTATATTTTTGACCCACCCTTTTTACGCTTTCTATTTTCCGCCCAAGAAGGTGGAACTTCTTTGGTTGCTTTAAAAGAAGTTTCTAACTCTATATTAGCTAAAATAGCATTAATACCCTGATCGTTGATACCAGGGTATTTTGCTTTTATTTTTTTAACAGCAAGAGCTTTATTTTCTTTTGCAGTATTAGCCATATATATTTATATTATATTAGTTTTATTCTTGGTTTGTTACTTTAGAACCAAATTCCATTTTAAACAGCCTTTTTAGCTTTTCTATATCCATGTTTTTAGGATAGTATTCTCTATTAACCCACTCACCGTTACTATATACTTCAACGCTGTACATGCCGTTTTCGTCTGGATCTTCTGACAAATCACCGTCTGATATTCTAACAGTGGCAGTACGCATTGTAGATAAGTCAAAAGTGTTGTCTTCTTCATTGTAAGAGTTTTCTACCATTCTGTTAATATCAGCATCTATTCTACCGCCTCTAGTGTTATCGCCTTTGTTCATTGCTAATCCAGCGTTGTACTCTTTATTTCTAATATCATTATAATAGTTTATAGCCTCTCTTTTTAGTCTCATCTCATCAAAATCTTCGTGATCTATATTAGCCCAGTTCATAGGATCTTTAGGATTTTTCATTTGATAAGATTTTACAAAACTTGGTTCGTTAGGAGCATATGGATCCCACGCAAAACTAACAATATCGTTAGTATTATCTAACAAGTCATTATAATCAGTAGTAGTTCTTATATTGTTTTGATTATCTCTTAAAACATTATTACCATTTAAACCAGCTGTTTGTATATTTTTTAAATCCGCTACAACAGCATCTTTTAGTTTTGAATTAAATAAAATTACATTTTTATCTAAATCATTTTGGCTAACAAACTCAAAAGTACCATCGCCATCAATATCAACTTCAAACTCGTTAGTTCTTGTATCAGGGTTCCATCTTACGCTTTTATAGTTTTGGCTATGTACTTGCTCGTTAAAAGCCAATGTATTTGTAGATGAACCTTCTGAATAATACGGTTTACCATTTTTTCTACCATTTCTATTTGCATTATATGCTACTTTGTCTTTATCTAAGTTGTCAATAGCAGCATTAAAATCTGCAGAAAATCTGTCAGCTTCATATTTGTACTGTGGGTTTAAATAATCAGAAGCTATATTAGCTTTGTGTGTTTGAAACTCATTAAAACCTAATGCAGCTAATTTAGGATCTGTAATTTTTATATTTACTTTACCTTGATTATTAGTTACTTGTTTTAAAGCAGCGTTTCTAATAGCTGCAGTTTGCTTTTGCCTTAAAGCTTCTTGTTTTTGAAAGTTTTTTAAAGCATTAGTTATAGGCGTAGCTATAAGTTCAGACTTGAACTCAACAGGACCTCTTAACCCTTTTTCTCCTTGTATTAATAGTTTATTTGCCATAGTTTATGGATTAAAAATCTTTTTCATTTGTTCTAGAAAACTTCCTCCTTCAACTTTTGAAGGTGAAGATAAACCAGCTTGCATCAAACCTCCTGCGGCAGCGCCAACTCCACCAACTAATCTATCCATTGATCTTTGCTCTGCGGCTCTAGCGTCTCTTAACCTTGTTTGTGACATACCAAGCAATGTTTCTGTTCTATCTTTTATTAAACTTCTAGAATATACATCACCTTGTCTTTGTAAATTTTGTAATCTACTTTCCTCTTGTAGTCTAGCCATTTGATTAGCTTGTTCTTGTTGACCAAGACTTATTGAAGCTTGTCTAGTGGCTTGAACACCTTGATTAGCTAGTGTTTGTGCTAACGCAGCTATACCACTACCACCTGCAGCGCCTTGTAAGTTTTGTAATATATTAGCTTGTTGTTGTTGTATTTGTTCAGCTTGAAAATCAGCCTGTTGAGTATTTACTCGTAAATCTTCATAAACATTCTCCATGTTGTTATAAGGATTACTAGTGTCTAATGACATGTAATCTGCTTTTCTAGTATCATACTCGTCTCTAGCATCTCTTATTTCTTGTAAACGCTCACCCTTACCTCTTCTAGCCATTAAACCAGAAGCCACTTGTAAGCCAGCACCAATAAGCATAGGTGCCCACGCAATCGCATGGTTTACTCCTTCAGCTTGGTAAGTTAATATTTCTAAAATTAAGTCTATCATATTGTTAAATTGTATTTATATAGTTACACTTTTTTGTATTTATTTACTACTTAATAGCACCTCTGACCCAACAGCAAACAGCTCTATCTTGCCATCTGATGAGTTTTTCATTTCTATTTCTGCGTAATAACCTAATATACCTGATTTATTTACGGCTGTATCTTTAGCAAATAATATAAAATCATCAGCAACAGGAGTTCTAATATTACCAGTATATGTAACGGTAATCGTTTTTCTATCACTACTAATATCTGTACATGTACCTAAATATACAACTTCAGTATCGCCGTCTTGAACAAAATATATATTGTCCCAACCACCAACATCATTAGCAACAGACTCACCATAATTTGTTGTGTTTTGTCCAGATGCTACAGTTGCTGTTTTAGCTTGTAAAGATGCGTTTACCTCGTTAGTAAATGTTATTGTCATTGTTGCCATATATATTTATTTTATGATGTTGGACTAGCTACTGTATCAGCTTCTATAAAAGCACCTAAGTCTAAATCAATATCAACGTCATAAGCACCAATTGAACTTAGTTTTAATTGACCTTCTATTGTAACATTAGACTGCGTATCAGTGTTAGACGCGTTAGTACCTTGCGTCATTACAAACTTTAAATCAGAAGCGTTTACTATAGTTGCTGGCTCGTAAAAATATACAGTTATACCTTTTGCTATAGAGCTAGCGGGTGAAGATGATAATGTTATATATTTTCCATCTTCTATATTTTTTATATAAGTACCAGAATTTACACCAGCGCCTCTCACCTCCATATTTTTTTGTAATCTTGGGTTTGCCGCTGTTAATTCTAGAATAAAGTTTTCTGGTTTAGTACCGTTCCATAATTTTAGCGCTGTTGTTCCATTTAATCTGTTAGTTTCAAAAACTGTCTTTTTTAAAGAAATATCACTTATAGCACAAGAGGTGTTTGCACTAGTATTATTGTTTTGTATTCTAAGCCAATGGTTACTTTGCTGACCACTGTTAGAGTGAAAGTCTACAGCCTCGTCATATTGCCCGCCGTCAATTTGATCTCCTTGCGTAAAATATACTGTGTGAGTACCTATAGAAGTTGGTAAAACTACATCGCCATTTGACGCATCAACACCAGGTAATATAAGCGATCCATCACCTATACCCGCTGCAGAAACAGTATAAGTTAAAGCGTATGTCTGGCCTTCATCTAAATATGGTGAATTTAATTTTCCAACAATATAACCAGCAGTGCTAGTAGGATTTATATCAGTGGCATCTGCTGTAAAAGCACTTACACCACTTTCTCTATCCCAATTACTAGTACTACTAAAGTTATTTCCAGAAACTAATAAATTTGGATTACTACCTGTACTAAGATTTCTTGTTATAAAAGTTCTTTGCGTACCGCTTACCAAACCTAATTTATTTATATTTTTACCAAGCTCACCACCAGCGGCTGAAATATCGTTAGTAGTCCCACCACTTACACTAGACCAAGCCGTAGCAGGGTTTGAGCTTGAGCTATGAAACGATATTAAATCTGTTTGTGGTGTATAAGAGCTTGATGCATTAAAAGTAACAGAGCTTGTAAAACCAGAACCCCCAAGATTTGTAAATGTAGCACCGGCGGCGTTATAATTAATATGTTTGGCTGTATTTCTTGCAGTTACACTAAATCTTAAGCTTGAGCTTCCATATGCAGTTGCAGATCCAGTGGTAGAAGCGTTAGCAGCGGTGTGAGTACCGCTAACAACCCAAGTACCTTGATTATTACTGCTTGTTGTTCCTAAACTAGAATAAGATCTAACTACGGGTTGAATAATTTGGTGTATACCTATAGTTTCAGGACTAACTAACTCTACAAATAAACTTGTATCAGTAGCTTCAGATATTGTAAATTGAAAATATGTGTTTGAAGTAACTTTGCCAAATCTAATATTTTTTGTATATACACCACCAGTTGGTATTGTATATGTTGTTTCAGCAAGTTTGTCACTAAAAGCAGCAAAATTAACAGATTTTTGTATTCTTAGTTTAAATTTAGCACCTTCATCTCCGTATACTTTTAGTTCTCTCGTGCCTCCATGCCAAGGTAAATCGCTTGTGTTTAAAGAATAATTTGTAATTTCATTAACAGAAGGATTAAAACCAGCCTCTGCCTTTGCATCAAAAGTTAACGTATCACTACTTGATGTTTTATTTATTTTTACAGTTACAGTAAATTGTCTAGCTGTTAAAAATCCAGCTGAATTTTTTGTGTCAACTATTGCAATTGTATAATCAGCGGGATTTGCACAATTTTTTAAACTTATACTTGGTGGTGTTTTAAAAATGTGATCAGTATCTGCTGTAAACGTTTTTATAAAACTACTTTTATCGCCTGGTACCCCCGTGTTTACAAATGAATTATCAATTAAACTAGAACTACCACTAGTACGCGTAGTTGGTGTTGGTCCTTCGTTTGTAAAAGTTAATGTTGCACTTCCACTTACACTGTAATTAGCCGCGGCATTGTCAGCTGGCGCTCCAAAACTAATTTTTAAACCTGTTGCTACTTTTTCAATAGTTTTTACAAGAACGCCTACTGGACTACCTGTTAAACCAGATATAGTCATACCAACTTGTATTTGATCATTATCACCAACGATCACAAACGCAGCATTAGACGCTCCATCAGAGTCACATTTTGCTGTTGTTGTTAAAGTTTCCGTACAATTTATTAATATATCATTTATAGTTCCTGCCATTATTTTAGTTTTGTTTTAAATAAGCTGTTCCTGTTACGTTACGTGTTTGTTTAACATCTGCACTTGGTGTCGATGTAGTTTGTGTTACTCCAACCCTGATAATATTAGTTGTAAGACCAACGTGCGCTGAAGAAGCCGCCCAAGTACCATTATTATTGTAACCATCTTCATAACTTAATGTACCACTACCACTACAAACAAAGCCACCGGTAATTGTATCAACAGTATAATCATTACCATTAACATTTAAACCATGTACATAAAAATAATGACTTGTTGCCGTGCTTGCATTAGCTGCTATAAATAAATCAACTTCTTTGCTTGCTGTTGTAGAACTATCTGTTACGCTACTTGTTACTCTCCATTTAACAGGCACATCAGCATCAGATTCAGTTGAAGTTATTGTTACGCGTATTAATCTATAGACAGGGCTAGGGCCAGCCACACTTAAAGCTGTACCTATACCTTGCACAGCTAATTCTTTTAAATCTATATTAGTAGCATCGGTATCTACACCTTTTATATTATTAAACCATTTACCTTCTTTCTCTACAAACTCTAATATTTCACCAGATTGTTTGTCTGTAGTTATTGATGAAGCATACCAACCTTCTGTAGTAACACTGTTAGATGTATATGCTTGCGATTGAGTTCCTTCATAAGACAAAGTTTTAAACACTTTAACGTCTGATGGATTTTCATTAAGTAAAAACTTAACGGTAGAGTCATATTCAACACCATAAAATTGGTTTCTATTTTCATTTAAATTATGTAGCCATAAATTACCATCTTTAAAAGTATAATAATAACCTTTTAGTGAAACACCACTTTCAGGTATAAAAGACTTAAAACTATTCCAACCATTTACATTGTCATTAAAACTAACAGTATAATTATTTAGTGTTAAATTGTAATTATCTTTATCTTCGTCGTAAGTACCAAGTATTGTTGATGCTGGTTTTAAATTATCTTTAAACCAACTATCCATGCCGTAAACAGATATATCTGTTAAGCCGTCTCCAGAAAGTCTTAATACAGCGCTTCTATTTTTATCAACAAAATATATTCTATAACCAAAATTAGCAAATGATTCTGGATTTTTAGCTATACCATATTCACCGGCAAAAGGTATTGTTTGGCCTAAAACATTGTTTGTTGATGTTAAATTTGTATTACCATCAGCATTAAACAAAGCATCTTTATTAGCCAATACTTTTAGTATTTTATTTTCACAAAAAGCAAGTACGTTTGTATTTCTAGTAAAAAGTTTTTGTATTGAACCATAATCAGGGTTTACAAATTTAGTTATTTTTTCAGCTTGATTAAACTCGTTTAATCTATTAACCCCGCTGTCATAATTATATATACCTGAGTATATTATACCGTTTTGATTATGCTCTTTTCTATATGGCACTTTAAGCACAGAAGAAACTCTAGCACCTTTATCTATAATCGCCGAATTAAAATCATCTCTAACTCTATTTGACTCAACGCCATTACCAAAAGAAAAGCAATTATAATACTTAAGGTTGTGTAAAGGTAATACTATTCTTTGATTTACAGACGTTATAGGCCCAGAAGTTGTAGATCCACTTCTAGTGGCTTGTACATATATAGAACCAGGTTTTACCAACTTGTAAGATAAAACAAAAGACCTACTGTGAGTTACATTGCCATTATTGTCTAAGCGGTGTATTTTAAATGTTTCACCAGCTGGTATATCACATGTTTGTTTTAAGCTACTATAAGTACCATTAGTTTTATTGTGCGTACCGTGATCAATATAAAATTGCTCTGGGTATCTATCGTCACAAGTTATAGTTGCTGTAGAAAGTAAAGCGCTAGCGTTTGTGGAGTCATCAATATAATCTGTTGTAATTTTCATACCTGTTTTAGGTATTAATATAGCGTCAGAAGTTTCGTAATATAAGTTTAAATCAACTCTTTCTTTTGGTTCTGACTCAAATATAGCTGGTGAAGAACTGGCAAAAGTATCTTCATTTGGTAAATCCTGAAGTATTTCTAATGTAGATGTGTTTGCTAGTCTATAAGGACCAGTTAAACTTGTGTCGTTATCTAATGGTGATATATAACCATCACCAGTACTAGAACTTGTAACACCAACACCAAAAACTTGCTCACCAATTAACGCCGTGGGATTTGTAGGTGTCCAAGCTATAGGCTTATCTAATTCTACATGTATTCTAACACCTTGATTTGATCTTTTATGAAAATCACTATCATCATCGTCATTTGTGTAATTATTAACATCTAAAACTTCAGCGGCGCTAATAGTGTAAATTGTATTAGTTGGATCACTTTGCCATCTAAACTTTGTGCCAGCAGTTCTTAGCTTATCATATATAGGCCAGTTTTCAAAAAACTGTTTAAACACGCTAGATTTTCTATCAAACTTATAACCCTCGTTTTGATCGTCGCCAGGCTCAGTACCATCACCAATATTTATAACCCTAAAGTCAGCGTGCTTATTACCAAGTAAAAAACCACAACCCATGTGTTTACCCATATTGCCTGTAGTACCAGTATTATTATGTTCTTTTTTAGAATTTCGTAAGTCCTTTTCTTCTTTTTGCATCCAACCAAAACCACTATCTATAACCCACATTTGGTCTGACTTTGCAAACACACCGGGATTTGTTATTGCCAAAGCCCCTCTTACCTCGTTTGGAATTCCCCCTAAAGAACCATCATCAACAGGCCCTACTATAGTAGTGTCTAAAGATAAAGTTTGCTCGCTTTCAGCAAAGTTAAATGTGTCTTTTTGATGATCTAAATCATCACTTTCGTAACCTTCCGAGTTTTGGCCACTAATATAATTGTGCAACCAATGTAATTTTTGGCTAGCAACAACGCCATATTCTCTTGTAGGCGTTGAATAAGTTTTAAGTATATGATTATTAAACTCTAAATCTTTTATTATTTTAACAAAAAATCTACCATCAAATTCAGCTTTGTAATCGTTTGGATTGCTTTTATAAAGCTCTAAATCTAAAAGTCTGCTTGAACTACCAGGAGCTGGACCAGTAAAAGATATATCATCTCCAAAAGCATCTATAAGCTCAAACTCGTAATAATTAACACTGTTGGCTAAATCATAAGTAATTTTTTCTACTTTATAATAATTACTAGCTGTACCCTGCTTGTTAGAATAAATCCTAATAAAAGTATTGTCCATTATTTTTCTAGTACCAACAGTTTGTTCTGGTAATATATCCAAAGCGGCTTGAGTGCTAGCAAATTTAGTAGCGTTTACTCTTACTATAACTCTACCTTTTAAAGGATAACCAGTTGATTCGTTTATAGAAGACGTGGTAAAGTTACAGCTTGTTGCAACACCTACTAATTTTTTTTCATTAGCAACAAAAGTAGGTGGTGATGTTTCAATAGCCATAACTTTATATCTAAATACTTTTCCTGCTGTAGCTTGAAAATCATCAGTTCCATCGTGAGATTTTTTTAATATTAAATAATCTTCTTCTTTAATTTTGTTTATATCTGAAGATGGAAATGAAATCCAAACTTGATCAGATTCTTCTGCTGGATAAAATCTATCCATACACAAATTGTAGTATTCTGCCGAAGGATCTTTTACGTAAAATTTATAATGAGTTGCAAAATCTGGTGGTAAACTTGTTAGTTTTGCTTTTAAAGTGTTTGATTTATTTGATAATTCTTGACCTAAATTAACAACGTTTAAACTATCATTAGAAAAAACAGGTGTTGTTCTACCATACTTATCTAATAAAGCAACACCAACTTGGTATTTTCTTAACGATTTTATAGACTCTTTAGGTAGTTGACCTTGTTCAACTTTATTTGACGCTACTATACATTTTATAACAGGTTCTTCTTGTAAATCATATTGTTGTTCATAGTTTCCATACAAAAGTCTATTAGCTGTTACTTCTTGAGCTTTTGCTGTTCTAGGAACATTATCATATTGTCTTAATAATTGATTTTCTGGTAAAACTGCATGTACCATTTCTGAAGTTATAGATACTTCCAGCGGATCATCAGCTAAAGAAGATAAAGAGTTTAGCGAATATGCTGAATCACCAGCTTTTATTGTTTTTAAAGAGTAAACAGCTGTTGAATTTGAAGCTTTATATAAAATATCAACTTCAACAACATCTTCTGGTGCTGGGTCAAAATTATTTAAAGTTATTCTTCTAACATCGTTGATCATTGATTTATTAAAACCTTCTTCAGTGTCATAGTCATATTCACTGCTTGGTAAGAAAGCTACTTTTGTAAATGGTGAAAAAGCTGAGTATTGATTGTCTTCATATTTCCATCTATAAGCAAATCTTGCAAAGTTTTCTTGATGTAAAGCTTCTTTTTTAACACGCACTGCGTTCCATTTTTTAGCTTGACCTGGTGTTAATTGAGCTACAGAATCGTCTATAGAAACTATTTCACATTCAAAAGCTTTTCTTGATTGATTAGATCCAGTAGGCTTAAAATCTATTTGACCAGACATCGTAACTGGCTTTAAACTAAGGTTACTTAGCTCAAGGTCTGGATCATTGCCTACAAAAAATCTAAGCCTATCAGTGTCCTCAGTACCTTGTCTAAAATATATAGTGTGAGTAGCGTTGTTTGATAATAATTTTACAATAGCATTTGAACTAGTATCGCTTAAGTTAAAAGCTTGCCCAGTTAGTTGTAAACATTCAGAACCTGTGTTTGTAGAATTAGTTAATGTATAGGTAAGTTTGTACCAATTACCAGCAACTAAAGAAGTTGTTAAACCACCATTACTTGTTGTTGCGTCTAAAGTACCAGAAGCGCTTGTTGCGCTTGTTGCCTTGTTACTACCTATTGTCCAACCACTACTACCAATTGTCCACTTACTAGCATCTGAAAAGTTAAGAGCACTTGCGTGCAGTACTTCGGTACCAACAGTTGTTGCTGCTGTGTAAGTAGGAAACTCAGTAACACTAGTTGTTTGTATATTTTCTCTTGTTAAAGCAACTTTTATTTTAACATCTGCGTCTGTATTTAAAGGATTGTCCGCTAACGTAAGTTCTACAGTATCTCCAACAGTGTAGTCAGGTTTTCCATAAAACATTAACTCTTGTATTCTTACAGGTCTTGGCTTTGTTATACACTCTACGTTAATATTTTTAATTGTACCAGCTGTTTTTATGTCTTTTATAAAAATTAAACCAGCACCTGATGGTGTGTCCCAACTTCCACCCATACCGGTAGAAGGCGCATTAAAATCACCGTGCGGATCATATTGAAAAATACCACTAATACTTTTACTTCCTGTCGTGGTAAATGTTGCTCTAAGGTCTTTTCCAACACCAAAGTTATTTCTAATCGATATAGTTTCAGTACCACTTGTTGTGCCTATTGCAGTAAGAGTAATATCCATGCTTACTTTATAAAAATGCCCAGGTATTAAACCATCTCTATCAGAACTGTTTTCTGGTATAGCTCTATACAAAAACTGGTCATCATCAGTAAGACCAGTGTTTGTACTTGCACGCATCAGCAAGCCATTTGGCATTATAAAAGTAACTCTAGTTTTGTTAGAAGAGTCAGTAGAAAAATGTTCTGTAACAGCTTTATCTAGCTTTATTATTTGAGGACTACTACCAGTAACGCTTACTACTTTTGTGAACTCTTGAACAACCTCATCAACAGCACTAGTAACAACCATACCTACTAAAATATCTGATGCGTTAGTAGAATCATATATAATTTGAGCGTCAGAGCTGTCAGCATACATATCATTATAACCAGGGTCTGATCCTGAAATATTTGCTACAGGCGCTAGTTTGTGCCAACCACTTAGCGCTGAAGTGGTTTGTTGACCACCACCACTTGGCGCTGGAATAGCACTATCAGGACTACTAAGTATAATGTCATCTTTATCAAATCTTGGTGTAAAATCTACACCGCTACCATCATTAAGAAAACCACCATCTTTTAAATAAGTGTCATCATTTTCTAATTTACCAATATTGTTTGTTCCAGGTGGTTTTGGTAAAATTTTAGCATTAGAATCTTTATACGTCCAAAAGCTTTCATTGTTAAACTCTTGTAAGTGATGAGTTAGAATAACTCTTTCACCTATATTAATAGTAAGTGCAACTGCATCACATTTTAAGTATATTCTACCTGTTGTGTGATCAATACCACCTGTGTGATGAGTTTCGTCTATTTCATATCTTCGAATTTTACCATTGGTAGTTATATGCTTAACATGCCTTTCGCTATCACAACCAAGCCATGTTTTCCACTCTTTAGCAGTTGTTAAGGTACTTGGATCAACAAATATAACATTAGGAAAAGCATCACCAGTTGCGTTTGTAGCTCTAACAGTATCAAAAGCAACTTCGTTGTTAAAAATAAGTGCGGCTCCAGACGTAGATGAGTATATATTGTCATGCAAAGCGCCTAAACCAGCATCTATAGGTACTGATATATGAGTGGTTTTAGTTGGATTATGTATTGTCGATTCGTCTGAGCCCTCTGATATTCTTTCAGTATCACTAAGACTTATATTAGGCGCACTAAAAGGAGCTTTTTTTATTATAGTAATATGTTTTTCTTCAACATAGTTATCAGTATCATCATCACCTTTACTAATAATACCACTTTCTTTAACTAGCACATTTGTTTTTCTCCAGGGATCAGAACCGTCTACACCCCTTTTCATATTGCTAATATTTATTTTTTTAGGTTCATTTATACCATCAGTCCAAAATAGCATATCACCTATTATATTAATACCAGTTATAATGTTTGTTGATGAAAAATTTAAAAACTTAACTTGATTACCTTTGCTAGCGTCTGTAAAGTTGTCTATAAGTATTGGCTCTACAACTTCAGTTTCTGGATCATATTCTACTATAGCATCAATATTACTACCGTTTACAAACCATATAATAGTTCCTTTTTCTTTATTAACTATAGAACCTACACAAGTTGCATTGGCTATATAAGAACCGTTATTTATAAAACTACCAGACTTTAATGTATTACCAAAAGAATTTTCAATAGCACCGACATCGCTTGTTTCTGAAGTAGAAACATCAACGTTTAACGCATCTCTATATTCTCCATTGGGTACTAGTCTTTCGTCAAGGTCTTTATTCATTTTCCCTGACGTAAAAGTATTCTTAATTTCTGGCATATACTAGTGTTTTATTATTTTCGACTTACCTCTCATTACCTGAGCAAGTTCTTCTGTTTTAAGATTAGATAATCTTAGTTTAGCAGTTCTTATAGCTGCAAATCTTTCTTTTTTGTATCTTCTAACTACAAACTCTTGTATATTAGGTCTTGTAGACAATATAGCGTATGCTATACACTTATACATTGCTTCTTCTGCAAACTTGTGTATTACCATATCTCCTTCAGCGCCAAGCCCATCACTTATGTATTTTAAAATAACATTTTTACCCGACATATTAGAACTAAAGTGTATGTTGCCTTTTAACTGGTCAATATAGTAATTACCGTTATTATGTGCTTCTGTAGGTTCTAAACCATATCTATTACCAAGTAAAAAATCAAAATCATCAGTGTCATAGTTTTTGTTAATATCACCAGAGTCTGTGTATGCGTGGTTTTTAAATGTAGTCCAAATTTCTGAGTCAGAAGCTACAATATGATTACCGTCACTATCAAATATATATTCACCTGATGTTTCAGTTGTAGGAGCTGTAGGATTTGACGACCATCTCATAGGTTGTAAAACTCTTTCTACACCAACACTATCTGTTTTAGTAATTTTAACATAATTAACATAATCATGAGGTAACTTCATTAATAAGTTTGTTCCAACGGTAAATTCTATAGCTTTTGTAGATTTTAAAGTGTCGTAACTAAGCTCTTGTAAAGATCTCATGGCGTGAAACTGAATATCAGCTCTTCTAGCTTTTGATATAAGTTTGCCCTCACCGACATAACCAACTATAAAGTTTGCTACAACATCGTCTATTGTTATATATTGATAATTACCTATATCAGGGCTTTTTAATATTACTTCAACATTACCACCAGCATCAGGGCTATGGCTTAATACAAGTCTACCTGTATTTGGATTATACTCGCTAATAGTAACACTGTAAACAGATAGCAATGTTCTTTCTGTTTTTGTCACACCATTAGCAGTTCCTGTTAAATAAACGTCAAAATCACCTGTAGAACTAGGAATTGTTGGAAAGTCTATTGTGTATATATTCCTATTAGAAGCAGGTACTGTAAAAGCGTTAAAGCCGTAATATTGTTCTATTGTTCCTTTAAATAATGACATATTTTATTGTTTTTCTTGTTGAATAGTTTTTAAGTCTTCGTTTGAAGCTATTTGATATATACTAGGATCTTCTATTATAATACCTGCTAAAGCTAATATTTTTCTAACAAGCCTTGTTTCTTCAGACGCGTGTAATTCAAAATTAGTTGAAGATGCGCTATTATATAACGCTGTACCATTTATAGTTGTATAACCCCAACTAATATCAGTAGGTCTTTTGATATAGTTACATTTTATATCATTTTCAGCATAAGTTAAAGTTGGCGTTGCACTACCACCTGTAGTTGCATTGCTTAAAACAACTTCAGTAGCAGAAGCTGTAGATGGATTAACGCTAACAACAGAGGTATCAGCTGGTATACCTGTACCAGTTACTAACTGCCCAACTGCTATTTTAGATATATTACCAGTTGCAAAATCGCCTAACGTAATAGTTGTGCTATTATTTATAATTGCATTTTCTGTAAAGCTAGCAGGAGCTATATCAGATGGATATATTCTTATAGTTGTTGCTGAATCTCTAACAAAAACAGGACGTTTTGTTGATGGTCGCGTCAGAGGAGACGCGTTTATTTCTAAGTAATCTTTTTCTGATAGTTCAGATAAAGTTTTTTCACCGGTAGCTGCATCTAAATAACCAGATAGTCTAACAATACTACCTAGTCTATATACATCTGTTGGTAAAGTTCCGACACCAGCTGTAGTTCCTACTGTAACCTGTTGGTGTCTTTGTTGAAAAGGCATAAGCTTTTCTTGTAGTAAATCTGTAATGTTTGAATATTCTGTTTCGTTACCAGGTCTTCTACCGTGTTGGCTAATATCGTAAAAGTATTGCTCAAATATATCCATCTGAGCTTGATTTGCTAATAAGTTAAATTCTTGGGGTGTTATATAACCTCTTTGCTCTTTGTTAGCTATCGCTAATACTCTTTGATATACCGTATCTACGTTTACTGCCATAATTTCTTTTTAATTTGTAGTTTGCAATCGCCCCGTAGAGCGACTGCTTCTACAAAGGTTTTTACTTCAATTGTTTTTCAATATTTGTGTAAATTTCCATACCTTCATCAGTTTTAAACCAAGCGGCTAAAGCTGAATAAGGGTGCTCGTCAAATGGAACGTTCATTAGTTTTCTACTATTAGAACCCCACATAAATGTTCTTTGATCTGCAGATAATTTCAATATACCCATTTCAGTTGCTCTAATACCAAAGTTTCTAAGAACAACATTATCATCGTTAACTAAATCTAAGAACAGTTCTGGATTACGTTTAGCATATAATAGTAAATCTCTTTTAAGTTCTTTAGAACTCATGCTAGATACCTCAGATCCGATCTCTACACGCATAATTGCTTCAGCCATATCTATATCCATAGTTTTAGCAGCGTTTAATGCTTCTATTTCCATTTCTAACATATCTATTTCATCAGCAGCTTCTTGAACAGGCATATGCTCTTCATAAAGCTTACCTCTGTGTGGATGGTATAATGATAAAAGTTTTTGTAATACTGTTTTGTTTTTAGGCACGTGCAATACTCCGTTTTGGAATATAATATGCTCTAATCTTTGATCACCTAACATTTCGTCAACAAAACAAGTTTTTTGGTTAACACAATACTTAAGTTCTCTTTCGTATCCTTTTTCTTCATCAAACCAATATATGTTTGAGCTTCTTATCATATAACTCAAAGGAGTCATATTGTTAGTAAGAAAATAATGTCTATCTTTAATTTCCCATTTAGGTTTTTTTGGTTCAACCTTTTTAGGTTTTGGTTGCTCTACAACCTGTGGCTCTTCAATAGCCACTTCTTTTTGTTTTTTTGCCATAATAATATATAATATAAGTTAATAAAATAAAAGGAGGGCAGAGAGCGTTTACATGCATGCCGCCCTCCTTTTTAATAATAGGTGTTTACTTTAATAACATAAAGTTGTTACCACCTTGTACAACTAAACATCTTTCAGATAGCATGTTAATTTGCATAGCATCTAAATCAGATGTTACAGCTCCAACAGAACCAGTAACCCAAGTCTTCATTTTTCTAGACTCAGTTTGAGAAGCTCTGTATCTAACATGTAAGAAAGGTCTTTTCATGTTCTTACCTACAACTTGGTCATAAACAGAAGATACACCCGCTGGAATAACAACACCTCTAACAGCGTTAGTAGTGTCTATAGCGTTTATAAATCCTCTTGTAGCCTTGTCGTTTAAGTATTTCCAGTCAGACTTGTAGAAGTCATAAGAACCTCTTCTGAAACCAGAGAAACCTAGGTTAAGTGCCATATCTTCAGAGTTGTTGAATACTCCGTAAGAAGTACCACCAGCACCGTAAGAATTCATTGAAGCTAACATATCATCCATTGCAAGAGCTGTATCTCTATTAACAAATAACATATTTTCTTCAATAGCACCGTTTTCGTCAAACTTAGCTAACATAGCGTCAAACTCAGCTAAATCAGTAGCAGCGTTAACACCAGTTACACCAGTAGAAACGTGACCTCTTGATTCAATAGCAGAGAATAAACCTTCAGTACCAACGTTAGTATCTGTACCTAAACCACCAGTATGATCGTGAATCTCAGATGTAGAATCTCCTTTTTGTGCTTCAATCATAGTCATTTCTAGGTAATCAGCGAAACGAGCTCTAGTCTCAGCTTCAGCTTTTAAGTACCATAAATAACCTGTAGTACCGTCTTCAGCAGCTACTTCAACCCAACCAATTTGAGAAGCATCAGATCCTGAAATCTCATATAAGTCTTTCAAAATAATTGGTTTGTTAGTATGAGATTTGTGCTGTGGCTTGTTACCAGCAGCTTTACCTTCAGTACCTTTAGCATGCTCAGATCCATAAACCATAATTCTAACAGTGTCATCAGAATCAGACCACAAAGAACCTGTACTTAGTTCTGCTTGTCCATAAGGTAAAACAGTAATGTATTGATCTGCTCCAGCAGTAGTTTGAACTGCTCCAGAATTATTTTGGTTAACTTGAGCTACATAACCTCTAGTTGTTGTTCCAGCTTTAGCTAATAAAACTTGATCACCAACTCTAATACCGTGATTAGCGCCTATTGTATTTCCATCAACATCGTTTACTATTTTTACTAAAGATGAAGATGCAGTTTGAATCTCACAAGTGTAAGTTAAGTGAAGTCTACCTTGCTCAGACCAAACAACTTGGTCAGCAGTCATAGCTTCCTCAGCTCCTACTTGTGCTAAGAATCCTGATATTGTTCTGTTACCGAAAATATCAACTTCTTTTTCCATCAAATCTGGTAGATATTGTTGTGACCAGTCTACCCCTGATCCCGTTGCGAAGTCTATATAATTAGAGACTAACGCAGCTTGTATTGGTGCAGCAGCAAAAGTACCGCTACCATAACTTGAAATTGCCATATTTATTTATTTTTTAAATTATTGTTTAAATTTGTTTTTTTACTCTAAAGGTTGGCTGAGTTTTATCATCAAGTATTCTAACTTTAGGACCGCTAGTGTTTTCGTTTGTTAACACTTTTCTAGGATCCATATTAACGTTTTTAGATTTAGCTATAGTTTCTTTTAACGCATCAGCTTTTCCTTGCTCATAAAAATGATTAGCAATAGCATCTGAGTTCATAGCTGTAAATAAAGATTTATGATAACCAATAGCATCTGACATTTCGTTGTTTTCATTCAAGAACTTCTTGACAAAATTATTAATGTCGCTTTGGTTTTCTTTTACTTTATCAACATCTTTAACATTAAACCTATACCTTTTGTCACCAACTTTGTATTCAAAACCTTTAAAGTCATTAAACACTTCGTTTGTTTTATTTAAAAAAGTATTAGTTTGTTTTTCTACTATCTTGTTATTTTCTTCCGACTCTTTATTGTATCTATTAAAAAAATTAATTGCTTTTTGTTGCTCTTTTGTGAGTTTTGATCCAGCTTTAATTTCTTCATAGTATTTAGACTTTTGCCCGTCTAAATGGGCTTTAGCGCTGGCAACTTGCTCTTTAAGCGCTATTTTCTTTTTTCTCACATCTCTTTCTTCTTCTATCTCTTCATTGTAAATAAAATTATCTTCAATTAAAAAGTTTATTTCATCTTCAGTTAAGTGAGGTTTTGTTTGTTTATAAAACTCTTTCAATATAGCCATATCATCGTAATTGCCATAGTCTTGATTAAGTTTTACATAATCTTCTAAACTACCACCAGTCTCTTCCATAAAGTCTATTACTTTTTGTAATCCTTCTGGTATAGCTTGACCGGTTTGCTCTTCTACTACACTTTCTATATTTTCAACAGGTTTTGTAGTTTCTTCTGTAACTTCTTCTAATACTGGAGTTTCTTGTGTTTCAGCTTCCGGTTGTACTTCTTCTTGTTTTTCTGTGGGCTCGGCATCTTTAGACTCTGCAGCCACTCCGCTGTCGTCAGCGTTATCTTCTTTAGTTTCATTTTCTTCTTCTGGTTTTGGTGGTTTACTTAAATCAACCTTAATGACATTGTCATCTCCGGCGCTTTTAAATTTACTTTCATCAACTGTTTGTTCAGTTGGTTGTGTAGTTTCTTCAACTACATTTTCTACATTTTCTTCCATAATATAATATAATAATTAATAATAATTTATCTAGGCTCAAAGCTACCTAAATCAAAGCCTCCTCCTAATATATCATTACCTGCAGACTCAAAGTTTTTAGGTGTATTACCAGTATTTCTTTGTTCTATAAGTTCACTTTGTTGTGTAGCTTGTATTCTAGTTCTTTCGTCTTTACGATTTTCTTTTTCAGTTTCTTTCATTGTGTTAGCCTCAGACTCCATTTGTTTTAATTTCATGTTGTAATTAAATTCAACTTCCATTAACTCTTTTTTGTATTTAACCTCTTCTGCTTGTCGCTGAGATTCTAACTGTGATTTCATTTGTTCCAACTGCATTTCAAGCTCCATGTTTGCTTGATTTTTTTGTATTTCAGCCTGCGCAGCAGCTTGTGCAGCTTGCTGATTAGTTTGAGACTGCATTTGCATATTTTGTTGTTGTCTAAGCTGATCTTTATCTTGCTTTTTCTTTCTACGTATTTTTAATAGTTGATTAGCAAGTTTTATATTTTTTATTTCTCTAAGATCAATAGCATCTTCTAACTCTATATTTTCTTTTGACAAAGCAACTTGTATATTGTTTTCTAGTATTTGTTTTTCTTCTTCGTCAGGTTGTAGTTCTAAAAATATACCAAAATCATATAAGTGTAATTCTTTTATTTCTTCTAAAGTAGCAACGTTGTGAGCGCCTATTTGTTGTATAAAAGCATCTTTTGTCGGTGAATACTCTAGTATATCAGAAACTCGTAAAGATATTTGCTCAGCAACTTCAGAAGTTAAATATAAACCAGCTTGCAATATGTGCCTTGTAGCTGTATTACTGTTTGCCGCAGCTAGTTTTTGCACTCCAACTAAAGCATTTTTATCTGGCATAGTACCATCTCTAGCTTCATTAAGACCAGTTGCATCTCTGATCATTTGCATGTAATAGTTGTATGTACCTATTAAGCTTTGCATTTTAGCACCTCCATTACCACTAGTTATTTCTTGTATTGGCACTTTTCCAGGATTCATATCACCGTCAGATGTAAATGATCTACCAATTATCGAACCTGTTTGAAAGAACATATTTAAAGCTTCTTGTGGGTTGTAGTTTGTGCCATTACCTAAATCTATTTCAGCCAAACCATCAGCATCAAGATATATACCATCTGGCACCATGCGAGACATTACTTGCTGTAACTTTAAGTGGGTAAGCTGTATCATATCAGCAAAACCAGTTACTCTACCAACTAAAGACTCTATACGCCCTTTATACATACGTGGAGCAACAATAGAATAATTCATTTTTACTTTAGTATGATCGCTTTTAGGTCTCATCATATTTTTAGACAACTCCCATTTCAATATTCTATCAGAACCTAATATTATAGCGCCCTCGTAAAGAACTTCTATTTTTCTTGATATTTTGCTAAAATCTTCAACGTTTTCCGGTGGATTAAAACTATCATCTTTTTCTATAGCTTTTTGACCACCGTCTTTTTTATTTTTTAACTTATAAGTTTCGTTGTTATAAGTTTTATAATTAAAATATAAAACATCTATTTTGTTTTGATCAGACTCTTCGTCAGAATACATATCTCTATTATCCATCGATGTCATCCTTCTACTACTACTTTTATGTATACTTTCTAAATCAGCTTGAGTAAGATTAGGAAATTGCTTTATTAATTCGTTAAACGGTATAGTTTTAACTTCACCACAATAATATATATCATCAAAATATGGTGAGTCAGTGTAAGAATAAACTAAATCAACTGGATCAACATAATCTATAGTAACACCTTGAGAAGTATCAAAGTTTGTTCTTACTGCTCCAATACCTATAGTTGTTAAATCATAATAAAAACGTTTTTTAGTTAATTCGTAGTTATTACCATTCATTAAAACATTTAATGCTTGCTCTTCAGCTAATTCTATAGCCTGCTTATATGTTAACTGCATGTGAAGCTGTAACTCTTCTTCTGTTTCTGGTAAATCTTGTACGTCGTTTTCTCTAATATTAATACCTAAGTTTTGTTCGGCAAAATTAGCAAGATCTTTTGTTCTTATATCAGCAAGCATAGATTCCATATACTCAGTTCTTTTACTTACTCCATACGGATCTTGTGAATAAGCTTTAATATCAAAAGTTCTTTCTGCAATACCATTTACTACTATATCAACAAACTTAGGTATAATAGGTACAGGCTTCCAATCTAAATTTAAATAAGACAAATCACCGTTTATAGATAACTCATCTTTATATTTTTGTATTGACTGCTCTCCTCTAGCATAAAGCCTTAATGAGTGAAAACTGTTCCTGTTTTTTATGTATTTATTGTGACCTTTGTCATTGTGAAACCACTCACTTTCAATTGCTTTCGCAACCTCAAGTCCGTAGTCTTTGCTAGATTTTTCTGCATCACTAACCACTTGACTAGGAAAATAATTTTTTATAACTTTTTTATACATATTTATTTTATTAATTTAGAAATACTACCTGTGTTTTTATATTTAGCAATATTTATATTTAATTTTGGTTTTTCTATATTTGCATTTGGCCTGTATAAATGTCTATTACAAGCCATAATAGCTAAACCAGAACTTATTGCAGCATCAAATTTTGTTCTTTTGTTTATATCAAATCTAGCCCAGTCATTTAATAAACTGTTAAAATACAAGTTACCATAATTACCATCTTGTTTTAAACCAACATGATCTTGTATATACATTTCAATTGCAGCTGCATGAGCTTGTTTTATGTCTTCACTTGAGTTTGGTATACCACCAACCTCTTTTTCTGCCGTAGATAATTTGTTCCAAACTTTATCAGGTCTATTCATACTAAAACCTCTATAACCTCTACGCCTTAAATAATATAATAATCTTGGTTTGTTGTTTTCTGCAAGTATTGGCATACCATAAAATACTAATGCCATTAAAACATCTTCAAAAAATATTTCCGCTGTTTGAGGTCTAGCTAAATATTCTAAAAACATCATGTTTGAAGGAGCTTCTTCCATGCTAAATTTAGTTAACCCATGTAGTGCTCCTTTAGATCCTATACCATCAACAGTTCCTGATATATCATAACTATCACAACCAAAAGCGCCTAAATGTTCATTAGCAGGATATTTTACACCACCTTTTAGTATAACTCTGTTTTGTAAGTGTTGAGGTGGCACCCAACTTACTTTAAATCTACCTTGTGGATTAGGATAAAATATTACTTGTGTGTCTTTTTTTCCATTAACCCATTGAAAATTACCTATTGTTATAGGTAGTGTAGTTGATAAATCATCGTTATAATCTATCTGTTCGTATATTTTTACTAAGTTAAATATACTATTTTTTGTTTCATCTCTAAACGCGTGCTCTGTAGTTCTTGGAAACTGTCTGTAAAACTCGTTTAATGCATCTTGATCGTTTTTTAAACCATCAGCTTCGTTTTGCCAATTATCTATTACACCTATATCTATTAACTCTCCATGGGGGTCAAAGATGTCATTACTTGGAGTATTGAAGACTGGACTTCCGTGTTCATCAATAAATCCTTCGTAGTTCCACTCCATTGGGATAAAAAGAGAATATAAACCAGACGCTGTTTGTCCATTTCTGTTTCGCTTAGTAACATCTGATGCGTTGT